GTATCCATCCGCAGCGGTATTGGTAACTCGCAATGCTAAGTTCCCAGCAGCGGCGGTTCCATAGATTTCGGCTTTTGTAGCAGGCGAATTTGTCCCAATGCCAAAATTCCCCGCTGCCGTTAGCCTCATCTTTTCGCTCGGTGCGCTGTTTGTGGCTGTAGATGTAAGAAACGCTAAATCACCTTTGGGATATTGACCAGTTACTTGAGCCTCTGGGAACTGTGCGACAATAGACGCACCAGAATAGTTTGGCGTATTATCTGTGTCTGCTCTAGCAAAGTGTAAACCGGCTAGATTACCAGCAGTTTGGTTGGTGTTTACAACGGCAATGGCTGCGGCACTGTTGTTTGTTATAGTTGTTGTGCTGTCATCACCAATAACAACGAATTTCATATCGCCGCCAGTGCCGTTGAATACCGTTGTTTCTGAACCGCCGATACCCACGTTTCCTGATGCATCTACAGTGATATCATCGTGGTTGGGAATACCAAGGCTAGTAAGCGTTGGGGCTGCTGGCACGTTGTCCAATGCGCTAGATACAACGTCACCGTTGGCGTCTAAGAGTGACGCGAGATCGTTAGCTTTTGTCATTAGTTTGTCTCCAGTGCCGCAATGCGGGCTTCTAATTCTTGAATGGTCTTCACCAGCAATGGCACGATTTTGGACTGATCGATTTGCTGATAATCAGGAACAGACCGTGTACCCATAACTGCTGGTGTAACCTCGTTGCCATCATCATCAAGCACCGCTGGTGTGACTTCGTACTCCTCATCACGCATACCGTCTTTAGTGCCGTGAACAGCCTGTGGCACAAGCGGATTGCCGTCAGAGTCGTGCGACACCTCATGCGCGAGGAACCCATCAACAGGAACAGCGTCATCACCATTGGCAATCCACTTAAACCTAGCTGGCTTTAATTGCTTTAGGCGGCTGGTTGCATCCCAATCGTAGTTGACTGCGGTTTTTAGACGGTAGTCTGATGTTTCGTTGTAAGATGTGCTAGTAGTCGTAACATAAATGCTACCCACTTCTGTGCCGCTGTTGTTTCTCATTTGCATATGGTTCTGGGCAGAAGAACTGAAACTATGTGTTTCAATAATAGTGCCTGAGTCTGGCGGCACGATTTCCAGCGTTGAAGATATGCTGGTCGTACCAATCCCAGCTTTGCCTGATTGGTTTAGTGTCATAACATTAGTAGCTGGTTCACCACTGCTATTGACTGCGCCGAAGCCAATTGAAATGCGTTGATTTGAACCGCCTCCGTTATTCAAACTTGTGATGACATTACGTCCAGAACTTATGCTGTGATAGCCAAACTGAAAACCTAGCGCAGTAGTTGAACCACCAACTTTTAGTGTGCCTTGATTGTAATTGTTTCCAGAAGCTGCGGTTTGAAAAACTTGGACGGTTTCATCTGCGCTGCTAGTACCGATGCCAAAATTCCCACTTGAATGGTCAAGAGTTACTCGCTCTGTCGCAGATGCTCTGTCATCGCTGCTAGTAAAAATTGCAAACTTGCCACCAGAGTTAAACATTGTTGTGTTTAAATCTGTCGTGTCATTTTCTTCTAGACGCAAAGTTGCGTAGTTCGCACCAGTGATACGCACACCGTCATTGTCAGGGGTAAATACAGCGTCACCCGATACGGTTAGCCCATCAGCCGTCACTGTGCCAGTTACATCACAGCCAGTGGCGGTGGTGGCTATTTTGAGATTATTGTTATAATAAAGTTTTGCATCAGCATTATCGTTAAACTGTGCCAAGACTTGCGAACCTTGGTCACGCAATTCAATAGTTCCAGCACCGGCTGAACGTAAAACCAATGTGCCTGCGTTACTGTCGATTACATTCTCTGTACCGTTGTGGCTGATTTCAAGGTCAGCCCCAGCACCGAAGATAGCCTTGTCGCTGTCGCCAAAGGTAATGTTGTTGCCGTTGGTATCTAGGTTGCCACCCAACTGAGGGGTTGTGTCTTGGACGACATCTGAAATCCCTGCTGCTGGCAAGTTAGTTAAAGCAGAACCATCGCCTGAGAAGGCTGTAGCTGTCATTGTGCCATTCACTGTGACATTGTTCTGGAAAGTACCGCCGTTGGTCGCGCTGACCATATCAGCAGTCGTGAATGACTTAAACGCAACCACATTAATTTCATCACCGGCTGTTGCTGCTACTGCAAGAACAATGCTTGTTCCGTTTGTCGCTGTGTAGTCAGTTCCGTCTTCTAAGACCACGCCGTTCCTAGTTACGATTAAATTGTCCACGGTGTAGCTAAGTGTATTGCTGTTGTCGTCTGCGCCAGTGAAAGCTGTCTGTGAAGCCGTGGCTGTATAGTTGTAGTTAGTGAGGCTTGAAGTGCCGGAAGAACTAGCTGCAATCCATCCAGACCCATCGTAAACACGCATTTCATTTGCATCTGCTGAGAAGAACAAAGTTCCAGAGACCAGAGCGTTACCGTCATTATCCACAGAAGGACCAGTCAGCGGAGTGATAAAACCAGTTTTGGAGCCAAGAAACCTGTCATCAAATAGATCAAAGGTAGAGGCTGCGGAGGCTGCCGAAGCTGCCGCTGAAACTGCGCTTGAACTTGCAGCAACAGCACTTGCGGCAGTGTTGGTCGCGTCTTGTCCTGTCTGTATTCTATCACTAGCAACCTGTGCGGCATCCGTTGCAACTTGTGCGGCGTCAGTCGCTGCTTCTTGAGCATAGTGCTTCGATGAGTATTCTGAGCCGTCTACAGTTGATCCTAGAGTGGTTGCCCATTCTTTAGATGCACCAGAACCACCAGTTACGCCTGTCCCACCGACTGCCCATGCTTTTGAGGCGTAGTCGGTGCTGTCTACTAGACCAGTGGTTTTCACGGCCCAATCTTGAGCATTAGAACTCGCTGTTGAACTTGATGTCGCTGATGTTGAGGCTGAACTGCTTGATGCGCTTGCTGCTGCCGCTGAAGTTGAAGCGGCGGTTGCTGAATTTGAGGCAGAAGCTGCTGAAGTTGCAGCGGCGGTTGCTGAAGTTGAGGCAGCAGCAGCAGCGTTTGTGGCTGTTATGCTTGATGCACCAATTGAAGATTGGATTTGCGAAGATGTGCCTGTGTTTTTGAAGAAACTGCTGTTTGCCATTTGTGCCTCTTAGTTCGTATTGTAGGACGACTGGTAATCAGTGTATGTGTAAGTTGGCTGGATGGACTGGATACCACCGTTCATCTCTTGATCGTTTGCTTGCTCTTGAATCTCAGACAGGAACTGGTTGTACTTTGTCTCAAACAAAGGCGCACGTTCATCAAGGTAGTAATCAGCAGCATATGTAAGCGCAGCATAGGTAATCAGGTCATGAGCTACAGCGGCTAGTGTGTTCTCATCTGTGTCTTGAACCATCGGCGCAAACTCAGCGTAATAGTACAAAACTAGATTACCTGATGCCGGTTCTGGGTGGAGAAACAGGTTCTGCTGTTGTCGGATAAAGGTAGTCGGACTTCCTTGTATTGGACTTACTGCCACAGCTCTGTACTTTGACATGGGTATGCGTTGAAGCTCAGTGTCTTCGTAATACAGTGAAATGATCTCTAAGAAATCATTAGGAAGCGTTACTGATGGTGTGCGGCCTGTGAGTGTGTATGTGCTCAAGTTCTCATTGAGAGGAGTGCGGAGCTGACGCTGAATACGAGCGATACCTTGGTCAATGAATGTTTCAGTTAGGGCTGCGGTTATGTCGCTTCTGTTGAGCACGTTATTGAAGTGACTCTTGATATCGCCGTAGTTCATAGCTTATGCCTTTCCAGTTTTAGGTGGCTTTGCAGTCTTTGCAGCTTTCTTAAACGCCGCTGCTGTTGGCGCACCCTTTGCACCAGCCTTCCGCATCTTTTCACCAGAACCAGCCGCTATTCGTTTTCTCTTTTTATGAATGTTTCTATATAGTGACATGATCAATACACCTTCTTAACTGTCTTATTATGTTTACCAAGGCACTTTCCTGCCTTGCGACACTTCATCTTATGAGGGCATGTTTTGCACGGTGTCATGTTTTGCTCCTTGTGCTTTTGTTGCCTACACACTTCCACTTAGCGCGAGACAGTCTCAATGGTGAGTTAGGGTTCTTGGCTGCTTTTGGGTGTTTCTTCATTTGACCGTTTGAACGTGTGCAGTAGTTGTCACCAGCAGATGTACCTGACTTAACTTTGTACCCTTTGGCACCATACCTAACGGTCTTGTTGCCGACTTTCTTGCTAAACTTCTTAGGTCCACTGTAAGCCATCAGATACTCTTTTCTGTTGCCATGAAGCCGTCTAGGTTTTCTGCTTTCAGCTTCTTGATGATTTCTTTGAAAGGCACTGAGCCATCCATGATGTCAAAGCCTTCTTTCTTCCACTTCTCGACAAAGATGACAGGTATCGAAGCTACATGCTGGAAGTCACCTTCGAGCTGGTTCGTACTGTGGTTCCGTTTGTCTTTGAGGTCGTCAAGAAAGCCTTGGCTAATCTGTTGGCTGTCTGTTCTAACGAGGTTGCCAGCCTCTTCACTGAAGTCGTTTCGGACTCCAACTAAATCAATCTTACTCATAAGAACTCCTTAAATAGAAAAGCCCCCAGAGTTTCCTCTGAGGGCTTGGTGTAAGGCGTGAGGGGCAGTGGTAAGGAGAGCAGAATCCACTGTGATCCCCTCACTCCTATCTCACTCCATTAAGTCAGGGCGTCAATCTGTCCTGATCCTAGTGGATTCTTGTGCATGAGGCCGAGTTCCCCGACAACCATATGGGTGTCTGAGTCGCCTGTCTTTGCGAGTAATGTACGCGCAAACGGACGAAGTGACGCTGTGCGCCACATTGACGGATCAAGCAAGAAAGCATGAGTAGTCATCTGGTGGCGGTTAAGAGTCACACGGTACTCACCAAAGGGGCTGACGTACAAATTGACGGCATTTGTGAGTGTTTTGTTACCATCATTGAACTCACGGGTACGGCCAGCGGCACCTGTGAAACCAGCAATGATAAGTGAGTCAGCAGGTTTGACCATAAGAATGGTTGCATCACCACCATTGTTGTAAACAGCCTGACCAGTAGCTGTAATCATAGCTTCTGTAAGTGCGGCTGTACCACCAGCGGTTGTGTTAGCTGCACCAATCAACTGATCGGCTGAGTCCATCTCACGGGCTGTTGTAGAGTTACCAGCTACAGTAGCGTTAGAGGCACCAACAAAGGCAAATTCTACGTCTTTCTTGATCTCTTTTAGGGCTTTCGATAACTGATATGCAGTCTCTTTAGCTCTACCGTAGGCTTTTACAGCATCAGCGGTTGCTGATACTTGGAAAGTCTTTTGTAGGATTTGGGTGTTACCGGTGATCATTGTTGTTGGGATTGCTGTACCTGCTGATGCAGTGAATCCCTCAAGCTGTGCGTTTGATGCGGCAGCAGCAAGTGAGTCAGTCATGTAGCTATACTGTCGCGCATGAACCTTCTCAGTTTTGATCATTGAGTACATTGGTGTATCGGTTGGTGTGATATCACTAATGATGTTAGATACGTCCTCAGCGAGTCCGATCTGTTCGTAGGTCTTGTAGATTGCCATCTTGGGGGTTTTCCCTTCTTATTTGGCTAAGTTTTGTTTTTATGTCTCCCAGTTACCTAAGATTGCTGCTGCAATATCGTCTAAGTCCCTACCACCGTTTGCGACCATGTTCTTCCTAGCCTTCTCAGCTTTCGCCTTCGAGCTAGTCTTATTGTCTGGTGTACGTTTGCTTCGTAGCACCTTCTTGGTGGCTGCACTTTTCTTCTTAACCAAAGCTACCTTTTTGCCTTCGTCATATAGACGAGCTTTGTTAAGCAATATGATCACGTTTGGATCAACATACTGGTCAACATCGGCTGCTGGTAATCCTTGGGTAACTGCATAGCTTCTTATGTCATCATAGAGTTTGTTATCCCAATCGGGTAACTTCTCTTTCAGCGTAGATACACACTCCTGAGCTGCTTGCTTCTGTGCGGTCTGTTGCTGTTCTTTGATGTCTTTGTAAAAAGCATCTGCTTCCTCATTAAGAAACTTCAAGTCGTTGAAGGCGTCTTGGGCTTCTTTTCTGAGTTGTGCGAAGTCTTCTGTTTCCATAGTTTTACTGGCAACAAGCATATCCACTTCACCATAAGGCTTGTAGCGTTCTTGAGCTTTTTCCAGCATCTTTTGAAAAACGAGATGGTTCTTTTCGATAGCTGCATCAGCATCTTTGCGCTGGGAAGCAACGAGCTGAGACTTTTGAGTAAGACTAGCCTCTTGTCCTGCAAGCCGTTTAAGATCAGCCAAAGATACCTTCTGGGTTTTACCTGAAACGACAACCTCGATCTCAGTGTCATCAGACAGGGCAGTTTCTTCAACCGCATCTTCGTCATCTGACTCATCTTCTTCAGTATTGTCATCATCGGCTTCATCCTCATCAGGGTCTTCTTCTTCCTCATCGGGTTCGTCAGTTTCGGTAATCTCTTCTTCCTCAACGATGTCCGTAGTCTCTTCTGGATCATCTTGAGGTGCCTCTGCTTCATCTTCGGATGGCTCTTCAGCGTCCTCCCACTTAGCTAGGATGGCTTCTTCGGGGTCGAGGGGAAATCCCTCATTCAAGTTGTTGCTTTCTTGCACGTTTGACATGGTGCTCATTCAACCTCTTTGCTGTTGTTGCGTTCTGCGTTCTTAGTGATGATTTCGTCTTTTACTGATACTTGCTCCCGCAAGGTCGAAACGATGTCTACTAAGGCTCTGTAGTGGCTGTAAGCACGTTCCCTGCCTTCTGTCTGCTCTGGCTTAGAGTTTACAAAAGTCTGAAACGTGCCTTGCACCATCTGGTCGATAGTGTTCGAGAAAGCCTCAGTGCCTAGTAGCACTTCAGCAGCCTCTCCCTTTGCTATCATTTGCTCTTCTTCATTCACTTGGCTCTCCTTATCCCGTTGGGGATGCTATGCCCCTCAAGTCTTCGGCAGTGCGAAGTATCTCTAGCTCATTGCTGTCAATGAACTGCTTGAACTTGAACTGCTGTTCTTTGAGGTCTTGGTTGTCGCTCTTCAGAGCGTGTTCAGCTTCAGCTTTCATTTGCTCAAGCTGCATCTTCATCTGAGCTACCTGTGCGTTTACCTGTGCCTTTGCTTCGGCTACAGCAGTCTGACGCTCTGATAGTTCAAGTTGTTTCTGTGCCATCTGCATCTGCATCTCAGCAGCAGGGTCAGGCTGTGGTGGCGGTAACTGATCTGGTGGAGTCAGGTAATCACTGACATTCAAGATGCCTGCCTTCTCCATAACGTCCTTCACCAGAGCGTAAGCGTTCTGCTGCTGGTACATAGGCTGGAGGATAGGGTCTTGTGAGAACATCTGGTGCATAGCTAGATGCTTCTGGCTCTCTGCTTCTTGCTCACCGTATCCGAGGTGAAGCTGCACCATAACATCGCGCTTGCTGTCCCATACAGATGGGTTCACCTGCACATACTCACCAGACAGGTCTACGATCTTCTGCTGTTCTTCATTCTCGACCACAAGCATGTAGATCATGTGGAACAAAGGTTTCACAAACTGATTAGCGAAGTTCCGTGCGATTATCTTCTGCCGCTGCTGCGACATGGTGGCAAGCTGCTCAACCATCGCGGCACTGTTCTGGTGCGAGATGGCATCCTTGTTCAACCCTTGGCTGAGTCTACTAACACCTGAGTTGTCTTCCTTGTCCTCATCGAGAAGCTGTAGTGTCTGGAATACAAACGGGTTCAGTGATGCTTGCGGCATTGGGCTGATAGCATCGACCCTGCTCACATTAACAATACCGCCTACACGGTTGTCGATAAGCTCACGCGGGTTAGTCAGGCCACCTTTGACAACCATGTATCTTGGGTTGTTAGTGATCATCGAGTGATCGAGGATTGACCGTGTTAAGATAGTCCTAGCGTTCTGCGTAGCTACCAGCTTTTCAGCAAAGTTACTTCCATAGAAAGCATGAGGAATAGGCAATGGCGTGAAGCACACAAAAGGTATGCGCGGTGCTTCCTCGATCTCTAGGATCACTGCGCCAGCCTTTAGGATGCGGTGCAGCTTGGCGATACCTGTGCCTTCGATGTCGAGGTTAATGTAAGCCTCATAAACCATGATGGTACGGACTTGATCTTGGTAGCCTTTGCTTGTGCTTTGGCCTCTGTCAGCTCCGATGTCTTCAAAACGGGCTAATATCTCTGCATCAGTCTCTAGCTCTACATCTTCGTGTGAGCTGCCTATGCGATCTAACTTTTCCTCGCTAAAGCCCATCTCTCGAAGCTCTGAGAGCGTCTTGCGTGTCCTGTGAGCCATGAAGTTAGCTTTCTCTAAGCTGACAGCTTGGCTTTCGATCAGGAACTCTTCTGGTGGGATGGCTTCTACAACGACTTGGCTGGTGTCCTTTGGTGTAGACACTACGCCGTTGAGTAAACCGTTCTCATCTTCTGTACTATCGACAAGCTCCACATCATCTTCAGCTAGAACCATGTCCAGTTCGCTTTGGGTCAAGCCCTCGAACTCTGATAGGTCGTCTTCTGTGCTCTCTTGCCAGAAGACTTTGGCTATACCAGCTCTTGCAACTAGACCATCGTGGATCACTGACCTAAACAGGCCAAAGCCATCGTTTTGCCTAAACAGAACGTAATCAGTGTAGGCAGAGCATACTGCTGCAAGCTGTACGTCCTCTGGTCCTTGCGGTGCAAACTTGACGATCTTATTGCCGCTTGAGAATGTCTCTAGCAGCGCAGCCTTCATAGACTCCACAGTGTCGTAGACATCCTGAGAGACATACTTAGAGTTACCATCATGAGCTGGCTTTGGTAGAGTAGCGTTATAGTAGTCAGTGACTTTCTTACGCTCTCTTGCTAGGTCGCTGTCATTAGCACCAATGGACTGTCGTATTTCAGTGTCCAGAATGGTGACAATATCATCATCTTCTAGCTTTTCGTATTCTTCTACTTTTGCCATTTGCTATACCATTTCCAAGTAAAGTTCATTAGGTATCTCCACAGGTTCCCAAGCTCCTTCATGAACGTGGTTTGCCAAGGCCAAGGCCATCACACAGTCATCGAAGCAAGAGGGTTCAGCTTCCATCGCACCGTTCTCAGTAACGATGTAGGTCATAAGCTCTCTTATGGTTGTCTTGTCGTTCAGCTCTAGTTCATCCTCGCGCAGTGATGCCCGAAGCTGATCTATGATCAGAGGTTTAGTCTTTGAGGTTGTTGTGAAGCCCAGCTTGACAGTCTCTCTGTCTGTGAGCTTGTCTACCTGCACTTCTGTGTAGAAGTTAGGATAGGCAAAGTCTTTTCCTAGCCTTGTGCAAGTCAGGATACCGTGACTGTTGTTTTCTACTATGATGAACGCTTCGTTGTAGAACTCACCGAGGGCTTTGAGTACCTCTGCGAAGTAATCGGGGTGAACTTGTCCTCTCCATGTGGCGACTTGCCTTTTCTTAGAGTCGAGGATTTGTGCAACCGACCAGTCTCCATTACGGACACCCATTGCAACGTCTGCCCCCAAGACATAGCCTGTCTCCCCTGCATCATGCTTTCGATAAGTGGTCAGCTCACCTCTGATGTTAGGAACAAACTCATCACCTTCGAGGGCAAGTCTATCTTCGACATCATTAGCGTCTTTAAGACACTGTTGGAGCTGTTCTGGATTAAACACAGGACGACCCGTGGTTAGGAAAGCCATCTCTGGCTCTGCTGGGTATTCTTGATTCCACAGGTCGATCCCGTTTTGAGCGACTTTGCGTCTACGAAACATAAGCTGTCCATTTGTTAGCTTATACTTCTTGACCATCTCCCGTTCTTCTGGGGTTCGCTTAAAGTTCTTTGGAACATCCTCTACATATGTTGGATCAACATACCAAGGTATAAACACAGGGACGTAGCCGTTTGTCCCTTCTACTGCGCCTTTCCAAAGATCATAATAGGTGCCTGTTACACCGTTTGCCGTGCTCTCGATAAATATAGCAGTTCCAGCAGTATTCGGGACAGCCTGTGTGAGACCATTCCAGATGTCTTGAGCATTTGACTTAGGCCAGAACGCAAGCTCCGAGGCATGAACGTGAGTAAGCGTTTCTCCTCTACCAACTGAGTCTCCACCTGCTGTTGCAACGACATAACTGGAATCAAGTACATCAAAGGATAATTCCCTTCTACTACTGTATTTAGTGTGAGGTTTCAGTATCGGGGGACAGTGTTCATGGTAACGCTTTGTCATATCGAACAAAGCCCTCGTACTGTCGGCATGGTGCGTAATAACTAACGCTTTTCGGGCTTTCTGTTGTGACACTGAGTAATAGAGGTAGCCGCCCGTGTAGGTGCTAAGACCTTGCTGCCTCGCTTTCAGAATAATGATCCTGATTTTACCTTCAGATTTAAGTTGTTTGGTTACAGCTTCATCTAGGATTTGCTGCGCTGGGTTGAGTTTAAGAGGAGCAATCTCGCCAGCTTTTGTTCTGATGGATAGCGCAGAACTCGCGTAAAAAGGAAACTCAGATAGTAGACGCTTACGAACCGCTACTAGCTTTGGGTCCATCGTCTTCTTCTGTCAGAAGTGAGGCTAAGAAGTCTTCTGCTTTTGCTACAGCTACCTCTGACTTTGCTACTGGCTTCTGCTTGGTGAAGTCTAAGATCAACCTTGCGGCTGATAGACGCTCACGGGTTTCGCCTTGCATACGCATGACCTCTACGGCTGTGCCTAGAGCTTCCTTTGCGTACTCGTCTTCTACTCCGAACTTCTCTGACATAATCTCTACTACCTTTACTGCTTCCTTTTTAATATCAGCTCTCATGGCATCGGCTTGCTCTTTCCGAAGACCATCAGGCGTACCTTTAGGACGACCAGCGTTCTTTCGCTTCTTCAGCGACCACTGTCGTCTTAGCTCTCGACCCTCTGGGGTCTGCATAAGTGTCGAGAAATAGTTTTGTTTTGGAGCCTTCTGGGGATGGGGTCCACTGCCTACTTTAGAAGGCGATTTGAGGCGTGGGTTCTTAGGTGCTCCCATCGGGAGACAACTTGGAGTTAGGTTCTACACTGACTTGACCAATAACACGGGCAGCAAATGCTCGTAACTCATCTACCTCTTCATGCTCTAAATCATTACTCATTTCCAACTCGTCTAGTAGCTCTTCTGTCTTTTGGACATCACTATCAGTCAGGTTTTCACCCTTGCCGAATAGAAGAGACACGATCTCGTCTTTTATTGGACTTTCGCTCATGCTGGAACCTTCCCATTAAGCACAGATTCTATCAGTTTTACGAACACTGGGTCAACTCTGTTCGTGTATCCCATAAAGTAGTTACCAAAGTTCTCAGCGAACCATTCTTTTCCATTATACTGTGCATAATGAGAGAACTGACGAAGGTTTGCCTCGCTGGTATCTGCTATAATATCTGCTTTTGCTTTTTGCTGCGATTTACCGAACCCATCCTTTAACGGAGAGATTTCGCTTTTGTGGCTACGAAGCCAGCTTTCTATAGGCCGTGTGTAGTTTGCTCTGTTTAATTTACCGCCCATACCATCCTTAAACACATTACCAAAGTATTCATGAACATGGTGTCCCATCTCATGAAACATCGTATGTCTAGCTTTGTCTAAACGTGTGTTTGCGTATGCGTCAGCAACAAACGGCCTGTCTTTTAATGGATCACCTGTTTTCCATTCTGATTTGTTAAGATTGTCATTTGTTAGAGACGCTGCTTCTTGGAACAATGCTTTTCTTTTATTAATACCATTAGCTAGCTCAACATTGGCAATTCTTCGTTCTTCTGTGCCTTGCTTCAAAGCATCTCTTTTGTTTCTTAGTTCTATGTTTGTCTCTTTGAGCTTCTGTCTTTCAGCCATTAACTCAACTACTTTTGCTCTTCGTGCCTCTAAAGACATGGTAGTAAGATCAACATTTAGACCACGGGCATACCCTGCAAATGTGTCAGCGTTTAGCTGCATCACCCCGTCACCCATGTTTGCACCATAGCTGCCTGTTCCGTGTTTGATACCTCTAATACGCGGTATGTTGAACTTGTCTGCTATTTGATCAATTTCGTTCTTGAGACCCAAAACTAAAGAAGCACTTTCACTTGTCCAGTGAGCTGTTGGGAAAGATACTGCGCCGAAGTCTTTTTCTGAACGCCCGTTAAACTGGGAATGTCCCTTATTTGGATAACGTGCGTCTTTTGCTGCCTCTTTTAATTGTGCTCGTAGCCGTTTTGCTGCCTCAATCGGAGTCACAATAGTAAGAGTCTCAGGAGTAACGCTTGGGGTAATTGCATTACTGTTAGATTGCTCTTGCGCTGGCTGTTCTGGTTGCGGCGGCTGTGGTTGTTCTGGTTGAGGTGGCTGTGGTTGTTCCGGTTGAGGCGGCTGTGGTGGCTGGGGCTGTTCCGGCTGTGGTGGTTGAGGCGGCTGAGGTTGTTCAGCCCGTTTCCGTGCGTCCTGTTGCGTTTGGATACGATCTATGTACTGGCCTAAATACCTGTCGGCAGCATTAGTATCACCATTGTTGGCTTGTATCTTGGTAAGAGCATCATTTCTTTCTTGCCTTGCTCGACCAAGCGGGTCGATACCAAGGTCATCATCTCTAAAGATGGTCAGTTTGCGTTTGATAATACCTTTAGTGACAGGATCGAGGCTTTGGTCAGCGTCTACAGCGTCTATAAGGGCTTGAGCTGCTGCTTTGTTGGCTTCGATGCCGCGTTGGATAGCTTCGTTGCCTGTGTGCCTGTTAATAGCACCAGTGTCCCGTGGTCTGACCATGACAGCTTTAGATGAACCACTGTCCACTCTTGCGTTCACAACTTTAATTAAGTCAGAAAGCATGTTGCCGCCCTTTGGTCCGATACGACCGCCTTCTCTAAGGCTCTTCATGGCTGTCCGTGCCATAACTGCATAACGCGGATGTCCAGTAGCGATGATCTCAAGGAGAGCAATCTCTATGTTCTTTAAGTCCATACCAGTGCCATCAAGAAGGGTCTGTTGAGGGCTGGTAGGGTTATAACCAACAGCCTGCCTAGTTCCATCTTTGTGCATTTGTATGTTTGTTTCACGCTCTTGCTGACGCTCTGCTGCTTCTTTCGCTTTCTGTCTTGCACGTTCTGCTTCTGCTTCTTTACGTTTCCGTATGTTCTCCTGACGAATACGCTCTCGCTCTTCTTCCTTGGCTCTGTGAGCTGCTAAACCTCGCGCACGGGCAGAGTCGATAGAGTTGACTGCGCTGCCTTGGCCTCTGTTGTCTTTGATGAACTTAGCGACACGGCTTCTACGTCCTGTCACTGCATCAATGACCCGACCAGTTACGGCTGCGCCAGTTTGCAGTGCTAAAGAGGCACCACCTGTCTGGAAAGCTGCACCGCCTGTCAATAGAGGCCGTAGTAAGCGTTCTGTGGCGACTGCACCTCTGTCGTAGCCAGTGTTAGCTCCTAGAGGCGACAAAAGATCGGTGAATTGCGATACACCGCCGACATATCCAGACTTGTGGAGAGCTGTGAGTTCGTTACTCTCACGCATTAGGTTGATGAGTTGCTGGCCTTCTGTTGTGCCACCCACTAGCTCTTCCACAGCCTTTATCTGATCAATGGTTACGATACCTTTGACCTTATTCTTTGCGTTCTTGATACCAAGCCTTGCAGTTTCTTTCTTTGCTGCCTGTTCTGCCGTATCTGTCTTGCGCTTGCCTAGACTTGTACCTTGTGTCTGGTTCAAACCATCAACAGCAAGGTTAATGTCACTGACAATCTCAGTATGAGCGTTGTCTACAGCGTCAACAGCTCCTTTAGACCCCATCTTGCCTACATTCTTGACGTTC